AATCCTTGGACGTATTATCCTTCTGATAATAGGAGGAAGTAGAGGGTGGATAAGTACAATCAGAAATGGGTAGCTTGTGTTGGTGCTATCACGCTAGGACAGACAGCGTATTACTCTGTTCCAGAAGATGCGGTCACTGATTCGTGGCGCAAACATGAGGATTGTCATAAACTTCAGTTTAAACGGTATGGTGTAGTAGGTTTTCTTTATCGCTATGTTAGTAGCTATCTAAGTTATCGACTAAAGGGTTATTCACACTGGGACGCTTACACAATGATACCACTTGAAAGAGAGGCGAGCGATGTGGCAAAAGATTAAATGCCGCTAATCGCGGGGGAGGAAATTATGTCGATAAATTGTACTAAATGTTTTAGAGTGCTTGAAGGCAGTAGACAGCATTGTGATGGTGGTTGTTCCATAAAACTTGCCCAAGCAGAAAACTTGGAACCTAGATTTTCTAAGCACTTTGCCGAAGGTCTAAGAGAAGCCTTAGAAAATGGAACAGAGCAACCGGGGGAATCGGGGATTGCTTGGATAACAGAAGCCATTTACTAGACAGGTAGACTTACCCTGTTTAAGAACGGGGCAACCATAGCAGCTTTTACGTTTACATGGGTTATCAGTACTGCCCGCCTTTGTAGTGAACGTTGTTCTTTGCGTTTAAACATCTGGATTATTAATCATGTTTGACTGGCAGCCTTTTGGAGATATGGCTTGCGATGTAATCGGTAGCGAACTGGGCTTTATGAACGTTTTGGAAGGCTCAGTTTCTTCTGGTAAAACTGTATGCTCCTTAGTGCGCTGGCTTGATTATGTAGTTAACGAAGCCCCACCCGGCAAGTTAGCAATGATAGGCAAGTCAGAGAGAACCCTTAAACGTAATATCTTAGACTTAATGCTTGATATGTATGGGCCGGGAGTGGTTCGTGTGAACTACGGCTCAGGCGAAGCTTGTATAGCGAACAAACCCGTCTATCTTTTCGGTGCTAATGATATTAGAGCAGAGCATAACATACGCGGTGGTACTTGGGCTGGCGCTTATTTAGACGAGTTGACACTATACCAAGAAGATTTCTTCACTATGTTACTTTCCCGTTTGCGTGTACGGGGCGCTAAGTTGATTGCCACTACAAACCCTGATTCTCCCTACCATTGGTTTAAGGTTAAGTTCTTAGATAGAGTGGACATTCTTAATAAAGAGGAACCTAACCACTTAGTTAATTGGAAGTTCAAGTTAGATGATAACTTGTCCCTTGACCCTGCGTATGTCGCACGTTTAAAACAGCAATATGTAGGTTTGTGGTATAAACGGTATATCGAAGGTTTGTGGGCATTGGCGGAAGGCGCAGTTTACGGCGGGTTAATGAGCGACACTAACCATGTATTAGAGAAGGACGTACCGTTTATTAACAAGTATTTTATTGGGGTTGACTTCGCTACTTCCGCAGCCACCGCTTACGTGCTAATTGGACTAGGCATAGATAACTGTTTATACGTGTTAGATGAGTTCTATTGGTCAGGCGACGAGACGAAGAGGGATAAAGCACCAAGTGAACTCGCACAGGATTTTATTACTTGGCAGGGCGATAGACTAATTAGTAGAGTATACATTGACCCATCCGCTAAAGCGTTTGCCACTGAGTTGCAAAGAGTTATTCAGCCACCTATTAGGAAAGGGTTTGAAAGGGATGTCTCATTTGGCATTGGCTGTGTCAGTACATTAATCGGTAACAACCTAATTAAGTTTGTGGTTCCTAAACTACCTCGTTTGATGGGTGAGTTGAGCAACTACGTTTGGGATGATAAGTATGCTTTAATAGGTAAGGATAAACCTGTTAAAGAAAAAGACCATTGCTTAGATGCGTTACGTTATTGTGTAGTTGGACTTAGGGGTATCTGGCGTAACTGGTTGCCGAATAATAAAGTATTGATACCCAACGGTATAAACCTTGACAAAGAAGCAGCATAGGACTAATATATACATGCGGGTGTAGTAGCAAGGATAAAACAGCGTGCTACCAGTGCGCAGTTACAGGTATCGAATCCTGTTACCCGCTCCAAGCCAAGGATATTTAAATAATATTATGCGTTTATACGATGAAGTTGATATAGAAGAAGTCGGTAACACGTTTGTGCTTACGAATCTAGCACAGAACGCTAACTTACCTAGGATACGAAAGTACATTCGCAAGAACTACCCGCGTATTAAAGGCTTAATCTATAAAGGAGAATCTCCTTTACTTATGGCGGATAGGTGGTTTGTTGTTAGTGGTTCGCTAATGAGGACGCCTTAGTGTTATCAACACAGCGTTGTTTCGACAATTTGATAAGTGACTACATTATTGAGTATCATTACTTGCATACCTGCCCTTGGGGAACGTCTCTTAAACTTTGGTGCTACATAGATGGTAAACGAGTCGGCGCAATGATATGGGGGCATCCTTGCTGTAGGTTTTATGACCAAGTAAAGATATTAGAGCTAAGACGAATGTTTATTGAGGATGGGACGGTATCGTTTGTCGAGTCACAGTTTCTAGGGTTAGCAAGGAAGTATATACGTGAACACTTCCCACAGGTAACAGGGTTAATATCTTATTCCTCTCTTGGTCAGGGACATAAGGGGATAATCTATCAAGCGGATAATTGGCTAAGAGTTGGAACGGTAAATGGTTCGCCTTGGCAGGTGCGACAAGCTACTGGCTATAACCAACTGAATAAGGATATTAGCGATAAGATACGCTGGATGCGGAGTCCATGAATACTACAATCGTTGTGTCGCATAGTAAGGATATACAAACTTGGGTAGCGGAAAATCACTACCTTGAATCTTGTCCTTGGGGTAACTCGTTACAGCTTTGGTGCTATATAAACGACAAACGAGTTGGTGCAATGATATGGAGTAAGCCTGTCGCTAAGGGAATTGACCAAGTACATATACTGGAATTAAGACGAATGTTTATTATAGATGATACCCCTTCCTTTGTTGAATCACAGTTCTTGGGTTTGGCGAGACAGTATATTAGGAATAATATGCCAGACATAACAGGTCTAGTTTCGTATAGTTCGACAGGGATGAAACATAAGGGTATAATTTACCAAGCGGATAATTGGTGCTGTATGGGGATAACTAAGAGTTCTAGTAAAGGGTTTTCTAGTGCGAGTAGGGAACGTAAAACATACGCTGACCCGTCCGATAAGATTAAATGGATGAGGAGTCCCTAAAGGAGAACATATCATGCCTTTATTAGAAGGTGGCGATAACTGCCTTTTCCCACCTAAAGAATACAATGATTACTTTAAAATGCTTGCCGAGGCGTCTGTTTGGTATGGCGGTGACGCTGCCGACTTGGTTGCTTATTATGGATTCGGTAAGAATACTGGGCCGGGAACGCGCTTCTGGCAACGGGCAGGTAAGTCTACCCGTTCAGCGTGTATTCATGTATCCTTCGCCGCTGATATTGCACGTACCTCTACGTCTCTTCTGTTTGGCGAGTCACCAAAGTTTCGTATTCCAGAAGCAGCCGAAGCACGGCAAGCAAAAGCACGGGAAGCATCCGATAAAATGAAAGCAGAACGAGACGAGGTTGCCCGTGGTTTTGGTTTACCGGTTGTTCCTGATTTAGCCACCAAAGAGATTAATTCTATTAATGAAGTAAACTATGGGGATGCTATTGCTTGCGAAGAGAGGTTAAATGAATTGGTTGACTTAACCGACTTGCAAGCTAAACTATTAGAAGCTGGTGAGTTGCAATCTGGTTTAGGCGGTGTGTTTATTAAGATAGACTGGGATATTAAGGTTGCTGAGCATCCTATTATCTCTATTGTACAGCCGGATTCTGCATTACCGGAATTCAAGTGGGGAATGTTACAAGCGGTGACATTCTTTAGAATAGTACAAGTAACTGGTAAGGTAGTTATGCGCCATTTAGAATACCATGATAAAACCGGTATATGGCACGGCTTATATATTGGCTCAGAAACCAAGTTAGGACGGAAGGTTTCTTTAACCGAGCACCCGCAGACGCAGGATTTGGCAGAGCATATAGAGTGCGATGATTTAAACGTCGCTTATATCCCTAACTCGTTACCGAATAGACGGTATAGGGGTACTCCTTATGGACAATGCGATACTGCTAACTCAGTTGGACTAATGGAAGCGTTAGATGAATCATATAGTGATTGGCTAAGAGATATACGACTGGGGGCTTCAAGGGTTGTTGTGCCGGAAGAGTATTTGGACGTTAGTCTAACAGGCACTAATAAAGTAACCTTCGATATGGAAAAAGAAATTTATTCTCCCTTACAATACGATGTAGCGACTGAGCAGAACAAGATGTTATTTGTGCAACCTGCTATCCGTTGGGAAGGGTACTTTAAAACCTGTAGTGAACTATTGGAACGAATATTATCAATTGCTGGTTTTTCTGCACAAACGTTTGGTTTGGGGGTTGATACTGCTAGTACAAACAACAGTGCGGCTGCTTTACGAATCAAAGAGAGGCGTACCTTGATGACAAAGGGGAACAAGGAGCGGCACTGGACTTCTGCGTTACAGTTCATTCTGTACAGATTATTAATTATCGACCAAGAGATTTTTGGTACGCCAGTTATACCGTTTCAGCCAGCAGTAGAGTTTGGGCAATCTTATTCTCCTGATTTACTGGAAACCGCAACTGCACTTGATTACTTGGAGAAAGCAAGAGCAGCAAGTACGAAAACCAAGTTAGAGTACCTACACCCTGACTGGGAACCGGAACAGATTGTTGAGGAAGAAAACCGAATAACTCCTATGCCGGAGCCGCCTGTTTTCGGGAGTAATGTATTAGAGGATAACCCTGCTATACAAGACGTTGCTGAGGTTAGCAAGAAAGTGTAGACGCCCCCTGCTTGGATGCAAAAACAAGGGGCGTCCTATTTGGGAGACTTACAAAAAGGTGAGAAGCCTTTTTAGTCTACAACCATGGATAGATTACCCACATAGTAAAAGGATTAAACCTTTTGATAACGGAATTAGGAGATAAATATTATGCAGCGGAACTAGCATTACTACGTTCCGTTGCAAAACGTTTACAGGTAGGTTTAGGGGAACCTACCTATATTGAACAGCAACAGAAGCAAGCTCGTTATTTTCAAGCCGATGTTATCGCAACGCTACAAGGTATTCGTTTGCAACGTCAACGTCTAGTTGATAAGACATTAGGTTTTGCGTATAAACGCGGTGTTTTGAATACGATTTCACGCATAGCAGGCGACCAAAAACCACTAAAGAAACCCAGTTTAGATAGGGTTAAAAAGCGGGTTAGCGATAGAATGAATCATTATGAAAACGTAGCAATGGCAGAAGCAAGAAAGAAGTACATGCGTATTATACATATTGCAGGCGAGAAGGCGGGAACCAATAGTATTAATATAACGCATGTTCAATATGCCTTGTGGACAATTGGTAACTTACTATGAGAGAGCAACGTTCCTTAGCAGTAGAGGCGGATAATTCGCAACAAGTTGCTATACGTGATTCGATTAATGGCGGAACGATTGATACTATGGAAGTTAATGATACGGGTGATTTAGCTATCATATCATATCATGGTACGGTATGTGAATTATGCGCTCCTTGGGAGCAAGTAGTTATTTCGCTTAACGGAGATACATCGGGGTATCCTACTTATGATGAAGCAGAGGGAGAAGGCTTATTCCATGACTTTTGTATGCACACAATTGAAGCGGTGACAATAGATAATGACGGTAGCTTAATAGGCGCGTTAACGCCAGAAGAAGAGATTCAGCGTGTAGAAGCTATTCGAGAACAGCGAACGATGGAAAGAGAACTTCGTAAATGGGAGAAGAGGGAAGCAGCCGCTATGAATCCCCAGTTTACTCAATTAGCTGCTATGCGAAAACAGGAGTGGGAAGAAAGAATAGAACTTGCTAGGACGGGTAACAAGCCGGGAACACTTCGTTACAATATATCTGAGAAAGACTTTAATGCCTTAATAGAGAAAGGAATCGTTGGCCCTGCTGCTGACGATAAACAAGCAATCCTTGATGTAGCCGAGGGTAAGAAACCGATTGTTGTTATTGAACCTAGGATGTTTAAGGAAATAATGGAAAGTATCGATTTGAAAGACGTTACACCTATCAGTAGCGTAGACTCTAAGGGAAGAAACGTTATTCAAATCGATAACTGGGTAGACGCACAGGGTGGTATAACGTGGGGGATACAATTTATTGATATATCTAGCGGTGAATACCATAGGGGTATTGTCTTTAGGGGTAGGGTATCTCAAGCGCTAATCGACTCAACGATTAAAGACGTTGAAGCTGTTTTAGATAGAATTGCGGCAGGTAATGACCCAATGGCTGATATTGAGTATGGACGTTTGCTTGGTTATACCGAACCAGACATCGCTAAGTTTATGAATCAACAATATGGCTATGAAACTACTTTAAATGCTCTGCAACTAGATAAGTTGCACATTAAACCGCTCCTAGAAACGTTTAGCTACACCGCTAATGAAGCACAGCAGTTTCGTGAGCAAGTCCGTTCGGCTGCTCACCAAGTTGCTGCTTCAATGTCCCCTAATACATTATATGGCGAGAAGATAGATGACTTAGTTCTTGCTGCACAAGAAGGGTTTACTAACTTGATTAGGCATGAAGATATTGAACGGGTGACAGGAACAATTGTTAGGACGCCTACCGGATTAGAGGTTCGCTTTCTTGTGCCGGAAGATTTATCGAAATTTTATGCCAATAGAGAAATGCCCATGGGACTTGCTGAAGGTGGCAGGGGTATCTCTATTATGAATACGGTGGCTGATGTAACTTCCTCACGAACGTTTGATGGCGAGTGGGAGCTACGTTTAAGAATAGGTATAGAAGCACCGCCCTTACCTAGCGGTTATAATATTGGTAATGAACAAGGTATACGTTCAGCTATGCAATTTGGCCCTCTTGGGTTGAATATAGCTGATGAAGAGTCGTGGTCAGGATTTGGCGCTAACATGAGTGTTGCTAATAATAATACCATCGCAAGGGAAATAATAGAACAGCAATCACATTGGACAGCTTCGCCGCCTGAATATATTGGTAAAGCGTTTGCACAAGGAGAGGAGGGGCCGATAAGACCATTTACACAGATGACTCCTGCGGGTAGGGTAGAGGCTGATAGTGAAGGTAATATGTTACTTTATAGAGAAGAAGAACGATTAGATTCATTGATTTTTGTTGACGAAAACGAAGATAGGAGACGGTACGGTATAGATTCTTGGAACGCACAAGCAGGTACACGGGGGGGAGATTATGTTATGTTTATTGGCGAACATATCGCTGAGAACTGGAGTGCTAAGATTATAAGAGAAGAAATAGCCGGGGCAATGGATTTACTAGAAAAGAATCCGGGGGCAGGAGCAAGCGTTAAACCACACCTTGAAGCATTAAGATTAACTTTAGATTCTGTATTAGAAAACAGATATGATTATTATGGTCTGCACACTGGTTATACATTTAGGAACGCAATGGAAGGAGTTGTAAAACACGAACTTGGTCACATACTTTTTTTTGTCAATCCTACTCCTTGGACTGAACTACAACAATCGGAACGCTTTAAGGGTAAAAATACTTACGAGATAGCAAGGGATTTGGGTAAGAACTTATCTGTTCGTTCTCGTGATAGTTACCCGGAAGTCATCGCTGAATCCTATGCGCGGTATTCGTCCGGCCACACGACAGGTATTGATGCCGATATATTGGCAATCTTACGGAGGGTTACTAATTTTGGATATTGAAAAATCAATCCCTATCAACCTAATCAGGGAGTATGTTTGTCCAAGATGTAAATACTTTCTTGGTTCCTGTTGCTTGCCTTTTCCTAAGGAGATACCAGAAGCTATACGCTCAGGTAAGAACAGGCATGATAAACCTTTTCCGGGGGACAAGGGTTTACAGTTTACTCCCTTGACAAGTAAGTAAAATACTATTATGCTAGTCAAGGTACAACTTATCCGTGCTGGTCACGGATTACAAGGAGACACAGTTTTATGTTAGTAAACGAGAAGGTGCGCTTCTATCTCGACGCAGACGGCGGGGGCGGGGGTGGAAACGACGGCGATGATAAAGGGGAGCAGGACTCCGCTAAAGACGCCGATAAAGATGTCGATAAGGGGGAGCAGGACTCCACTAAAGACAAAGATGATTCTAATGAGAAAATTTCTCTGCTTACCAAAGAACTTAAACGCGCAAGAGACGAAGCAGCAAAGTTCCGTCAGGAACGGAAGAAAGCGGCAACTGACCTTGAAAGCATGAAAGCACTTCTTAGTAAGGGACTAGGGATTGAAAACTCAGAGGACGCAACGCCGGAATCTCTATCCAAGGAATTGACAGCAACCAGACAGAAGTTGCGTGAAGTGCAAATTAGCTCTGCCTTTAAGAGCGTAGCAAACGCATTAGAGGCTGACCCGGATTTAACGTTGGCTTACATGACCTATAAGGGAATGTTAAAAGACGTTGACCCTAGCGACGAGGATTTTGAAGATGACTTGAAAGTTTTAGTTAAGAAAGCACTTAAAGAAAACGGGAAGTTACGTCAAACACCCGCAGCGGGTACTAAATCCGGGGCTGAATTTTCCAAGGAAAAGGGACAGAAACAGGAAGTCAATGTAAACGATATTCTTCGTGGTGCATTAGGCTTTACTACCAAAAGTAACGATTAGGAGGAAATACAATGGGTTATACCGATATTATGGTAAGAGGCGACTTGTCTACTCTTATCCCCGTCCCGATTCAAGAACAGATTATCGACGGTGTAGCAGAGCAATCTGCCATTCTGTCTCTTTGTCGCCGACTGCCTAATATGTCTAGCGGCACTGAAAAAATGCCGGTAGTTTCCAGTTTGCCGACTGCCTACTTTGTGTCTGAGCCAGCACAGGCTAATCCGGGAACTTCGGATACTAAGCAAACGAGTAAAATGACTTGGACGTACAAAACACTAACCGCTGAGGAAATCGCGGTTATTATCCCTATCCATGAAAATGTGTTAGCGGATTCTAATTATGATATTTGGGGAGAAATTAAACCTCGTTTAATTGAAGCGTTTGGTATTACAATTGATACTGCTCAGATTGTTGGTACTAATAAACCCGCATCTTGGCCGACTGCTTTATTGACTAATGCTGGTACTGCTGGTAACTCAATTGCGCTCGGTTCCGGTGGGG